TGTATGAGACATTATCTGATTCATATTCTACTGTTTATCATTCCTTCAAGCAGATCATTGGTAATGGGGCAAACAGTGAACAGATCTCTTTACCTGAGAGTGAGCCTGCTTTGGTATTAGCCTATGACAGATATGCTGATGCAGGTAGAGCAGACGAGATAGTTAATCGTAATCGTGTGGTTAATCCTCTGTTTTTATCAACCCGACCAATAACAGTAGCTAAAGAATAAAACATACATATATCACGTTTTTGGGTAATTAATTTTGCGTTTCTAAGACTTATACTTAGAGAAAAGAGGGTAAGGATTATGAAACGCTTATTACTTGTACTGCTACTGAGTGTATTTTCTGTTAGTGCAAAGGCTGTTCCTGTTAAGTATTACAGTGAATTAAATGCTGAATTTATTCGCAATGGCATGGAAGTGAAGGGTGAAAGAGTAATTAACGACACTTCATGGAAAGTAAAAGCGAATGGTAAAGAATATAAGTGTGATTACAGTAATACTGGATCTAATGAAATAATCTGCGAATAGCTTAAGAACCCTTTAGGAGACCGCCTTAACTGGCGGTTTTTTATTATATGAACAAGGTAGAATTACGAATTAGAAATCCTCAGACTGGTACATGGTCAACCTCTACCAAGTGGGAAAGCGTTTCTATTACTTCAGCTCTTGATGCTGTAGCTATGTCTTTTGAATTGGGAGTTGTTGCTAAAGATAGTCTAAAAAGATCTAGTTTAATACCTTGTTCTCCTGGTGATGAAGTTGAAATCTCTATAGACGGCAATAAAGTTTTAAGTGGCTATGTGGAGAAAACTCCGGTTTCTTATACCGCTTCAACTGCAACAGCCAAGATTATTGGTCGTTCAAAGACTTGTGATTTAATTGACTGTAATCCTATAACAAAATTCTCTGATTATGTTATAGCCTCAGCCGGTACGACTTCATGGCAAAGTAAAAAAGACAATAGTAAGACATATATTGATCCTCCTACATCAAATCTATCAACAATAGAATGGAAAGGACTAAAACTAGGTCAGATTATTGCTCAGCTGATTCAGCCTTATAACATCAGACTTGTGTTTGAAGGGAATGATAAACTTCGAGCAAAGTTAAATAAGGTCGTAAATTACGATACCTCTCCAACTGAAACTGTTTTGAAAGCTATTCAAAATCTAGTAAAAAAAGAAGATCTTCTTTTCTACTGTGATGAAAACGGAGATTTAGTTGTTGGTGTCAGAGGTTATAGACAGACAACAACGCCGTTAATTCTTGGGAAAAATATTCTTTCTGCAAATGCTGGTTTTGATTACAGTAAATTATTCCGAACCTATAAGGTTACAGGAGAACAAGCTGGAAGTAACTCATCGATAGGAATTTCTAATAATAATTTATTTGGAAAAGCAGATAATCAAGGAGTAAACAGAACCAGATTAAATACAGTTAAAGCTAAGGGGTCATCTTCAAAACAAGATTGTGATGATCAGGCGGAAAATACACTTAATTATGAAGTAGCTCAAGCTAACGCAATTACATACACTGTACAGGGATGGTATGACGAACTAAATAAAACACTTTGGAAAGTAAATACTTTAGTCCAGATTTATGATCCATTCCTTGATACTAATGATGTAATGTTAATCAAAAAAGTTACCTTCAATCTCTCTAATGATGGTGGAACTACTACTACCCTTGAGGTGATTTTCCCAGAAGGAGTAAAAACACTTCGAGAACAGAATCTTGATCAGGAAGATAACTCCAAGAAAACAAACTCTTCAGGCACTTCCACCAATCTAAGCTGGTTACACAAATGAGTACAGAACGTATAGCTAAATGCTCCATCACGGGAGCTTATTCAACCAACAAGATGCGTGAAGTTCAGATTCAGCTTGCTGATGGAGAGGTTCGCGATAAGGTTGAACATTATGAGCCTTTTGGCTTTACATCCGAGATGATTACAGACGGCAAGACTGATTCTGTAGTTGTCTTTACTGATGAAAGCAGAGGCTTGGGAATGGTTGTCTGTGTCGCAGATAGACGTTACCGCCCAACTGATTTAAAACCCGGTGAAGTTTGCGTTTACGACAAGAAAGGACGTAAGGTCTACTTCAAGGAAGACGGAATTGTTGTAGAGGGAGTTGATTCACCTGTTACTGTAAACACCTCTTCCAAAGTGATTATCAATGCTTCGTCCGTAGAGATAAATGCTGATACAACCATTAACGGTAATGTAACAGTTAATGGAAATATTAATTCTACGGGCAATATGACCGGTGGTACCGTTTCACTACAAGAGCACGTTCATTCTGGAGTGCAGTCTGGAGGAAGCAATACAGGAGCACCTGTAGCATGATAATTACATCACCACCTCAAATCAGACCATGTTTTTATCATGATAAAAACTGGGTAAGAAAAGATATAAAGATTTCTTCAGACGGCCACTCAATCAATGCGAGTGGCTTTTCTGTATCTGAGGACCAGTTAACTGATTTAACCGCTGAAATCGGAATGTGCTGTTATGCAGCAGTTATTAACAATCAGTTAACGGTTTTCGATTTCTCAAGCTCTCATTTATGTCCTAAACAACTTTTAAGGATTCAGATGCTATGCAGATGTTAATGAATGGCGCGATTATCACGGCTGATCTCAAAGACTCTCTGACCAGAGCTGTGATAATCAGCCTCTTTTCATGGAGGCGGGCAGACAGCTCAGATGATATTGATTCTGACCAGTCAAAACAGGGCTGGTGGGGTGATACCTACTCAGCAGACAGAATCGGTTCTAAGCTGTGGCAACTGTTAAGACAGAAAATCACTGATGAGGTTATTACCAGAGCAGAGGATTACAGTCGTACAGCACTGCAGTGGCTTATTGACGATGGTCATGTGGATGAAATCAAAGTTAATGCTCATCGTAATGATAATAACTTCAATCGCATTGATCTTGTTGTTGAGCTGATAGCCAAAACAAAAACAGTTTACGAATTCAAAGAACTTTAGGAGCTCATAATGGCGACTTTAAGACCAAGTTTAAACGATATTATTACTCGAATAGAGAATGATGCCAGAGCGAGACTTGATACAGAAGAGTTAAGACGTTCTGATTTGGCTGTTTTTATTCGAGTGATTGCAGGTGCATCACACGCTCTCTACAGTGCGATTGAGTTCGGTCGTAAGCAGTTATTCAGTGACAGTGCCGAAACCTCTTACCTTGAGCGTTTAGGTTCAATATACGGCATAGTTCGCAAACAGGCTACTCAGTCCACTGGTAAGGTGAAGTTTGTTTATTCATCTGCTGTGGTTGATGTAGCTCTTGGAACCATTGTTCAGGTGGATGATGAACATCAGTACATAACTACAGCATCTCCAGATGAAGATGGTATCGCAGAAGTCAGAGCTGTTAATGGGGGCTCAACTTATGATCTCCCTGTAGATACTGAATTATCTCTGCCAAATCCTGTGGCAGGAGTTACTGGTGCCGTAGTCTATGAGGCTATTACCGGTGGTGAGGATGAGGAAACAGATGAAGCTCTGCGTGAGCGCGTTCTGGCTCGTACTCAGAATCCACCAAGACAGGGAACCAAAGAGGATTATGTCGCCTGGGCACTTGAAGTCGAAGGTGTTGGATATGCATGGTGCTTCCCTAAAGAAATGGGCGAAGGCACTGTTACAGTTCGTATTCTGGATACTGACGGAAATATTCCTACTCAGGATTTGATAGATGCTGTTCAGGAACATATTGAATCAAAGAATGACGTACTTGCTACCATCTATGTCGTAGCTCCTATTGAGCAGACTGTTAACTTCACGATTGAGCTTACTCCTGATTCTCTATCTCTTAGAGATTTGGTTCAGTCAGCCATTAAAGAAGTATTCAATGAAGAAGCAGTGCCAGGTGGCACTATTTACCTTTCTCATATCAATGCGGCAATCTCAGCTATCTCTTCTGAAGAAGACCACAAGATAATTACTCCTGATGAGGATTTAGTTGCAGATAGTAATGCTCATCTTCTTCGTTTAGGAGAGATCACATGGCAGAGTTAGGAAGAACGGCTGATGAATATCAGCTGGCATTAAAGAAGCTGTTACCAAAGGGACCTGCATGGGAACTTGATGACAGCTCTTTTTTTATAAAAATGCTTCAATTGGCTGCTTTAGAGTTCGCCCGTATTGATGCAGATATCATAAAACTTATCGCTGAATCAGATCCACGAACTGCAGAAGTTACTCTGGCAGAGTGGTTTCATCAGTGGGGAATTCCTGATGAATGTATCAGACTCTACGGTGAAGATGATATTACGACTTATGTTCAGGCTCTTATTGCAAAGATATCTACTCAAGGTCTGACATTTATTGAACTACTCCAAAATCTTGCGACTTCTCTA